TAATATATTTAAGAATTTCCTTCATTGTTAATTTTTACCTCGTTAAACAATCCAAGTAATTCGCTTGATTCTACCCAGCTTTTAAAAGCCTTAAAACTATCTTCGTCGTTTTGCAATAAATGCGTAAGCTTGCCTACAATATCAATTTTTTCTATAATTGTTAGGTCTTGCCATTGTTGATGATTTGCCATAATTAAAACATTTTTTCTAAGATGATTATTAAATGATTGTATGTAGTAAATTGTCTTCTTTTTACTTTACAAAATATAGCCATTTCTTGAAAGTCTACTTTAAATTCCATAACGTCTCCAACCATAGGAGGTATGTCCGTTGGGTGTTCTAAGTGCGTGCAATTACTATCTGCATCGTAAAGCTGGTAATTTATTTTAGTCATAATTTTAGTTTTAGCGACCTTGCCAAGTAGTAGCATTGCCGCTTATACCGCCTTCGGTCTTATGGTTATTTAATATTTTTTCGTCGTTTGCTTCGTCCTCTTCGTTTTTCCAGTCGCAATGATCGCGACACTCCGGACAAATATCAATTTCGGGCATACGGCTATAAGCGCCGCAACAAGTAGAGTAAGCCATGGTTATAAGTTTTTTAATTTAGATAAAAGCGTTGCGGTTAAATACAACGTGATTGCTAATGGGATTGACACTACTATAAAGTATGTCAGTTCGTAAATAAAAATTAAATAATTTTTCATAAGTTTTGCATTATGGCGGTGATTAAAAAAGCTACGCATACAATCATAAATGCATACATTGGCTTGATACTTTCTTGAGCGTAACGCTCGTTGGCTTTTTGTTGTGGACTTTTTAACTTGTTCATGTTATTGGTTTTGATTATGAAATCAAAGCTATAACAAACAATTGGAATAAAAAAATATTTTTAATATATTTTTTTAAAATGACTTAAAGTAAAGTCTTTTTTGTTTTGTACCATACCAAAAATACGCTCTTCAATGCCGCCCGCACTAAATATCCAGTAGACTTTAGACGCCTCGGTGCGGTCTTTGGTTTGCATCCTGGCTCTTGATTGCCAATAACTTACGGCCGAAAAATCTATATTATACATAACTAAGGCCTCGGCGGTGCTTAAGTTTATACCCTCCCGACCGCTTTGTATTTGACTTATAAATACTGCGTCGCCGGGTGCCTCGTTAAAAGCCATAGGATCATCGTAAATACGCCCTACAAAGTCAATCCTTAGCTGCATACCTTCGGCAATGTACTTGTAAAAAATAGCTATTTTTTGGCCTTTAAAATGCTCTTTAATAAACTTAGCCTTAGTATCGTCAAACATAATAGCGTTGCCGTCTTCGGTCTTAACCGATCCGCTACAAATTTGGTGTATCTTTTGCATTTCCTTAACCGATGTATCCGCCAGGATAATTTGCCCGTCCTTAGTTTTAAATAGCTTATCTTTTTTAATCTTGTCTACGGCCCACTTAACCTTGTCCGACATAGGTACGTAAAGAATAACCTCTTGAACTAAAGACTCAAAGCCCGCCTCTTGTTGCGTATAGGTAAGCATTAAATGCTGAATGTCACTTTGGATGCGCTCTTGCTTGACGTGTGTATAGTCCGGCACTTGCATATTATATAAAAACTTTGTCTTAGGAATGCCGTACTCTTTATGCCAGGCGTAAAAGTTTTTAAATTCTACAAACGGACTAAAACTACTTATAAAAAATTGATGATAAAACTGCGCGTATGTTTCGGGCGATGGCGTGCCGCTTAAGTAAACTACCGGCTTGCCTATGCATATCTTTTTTAAATCCGTTACCCGATTGCTCGGCTTTGGAAATTGCCCTAAAGCGTGCGCTTCGTCAACTATGATAAAATCGTACTGGTGTTCTATCTTATGTAAGCTTTCGTAGTTTATAACAAGTAATTTATATAAACAATTGGACTGCTTAAAATCATCTTCAATGCTGCTTATAGCTTTTTTCTTAGTGACAAATAAAACCTTTTTAGCGCCATATAAACTAGCAATGTGCAAGCTGGTGATTGTCTTACCAGTACGTACTTGCATAGCTAAATATACTAGCTTAAATTCCTTAAGTATATTTATGGCTTGCTCCGCAATGTCTACTTGGTAGTCTCTTAGTTGCATGTCAAAAAGTTAAAATATTGACTTATGTTTATATAATATGTGTCAAAAAGATAAGGCCGACGATATTCAATTACTAAAACTTTCTCGCCGGCCTTTTGCCTAATCATATTTAATTGGTCAAAGGCAATCCAATTCTATATTAAGCCGTCTTGTAATGGCTCGTCCTCTTTTTGATCCACACGCCTATAACCCTCCCTCCATAAAATGCGTGTAAGCATAACGGAGTTTTTAACTATGGTAGCCTCCGAGTTGCGTGGATATTGTAAGTGCAAAATTTCATGTATTAAAATCTCAAGGTGCTTTTTACCCTTTAGACGTTCATCAATTTCAATAACACCATCGCTACTGGCAAGGCCATGCGCTTGTTCTCTACCCAGCTTGCGATATATTATTTTAATTTTAAGCATCCTTTTTTAATTCTATTTCGTCAAGCCTATCTATTTGGTCACTAGGTGTGAATATGATTTGACCGCCGCGTACCTTAGCAAGATAACGTCTTATTTCAATTTCAATACTATGCACCTCGGCTAGCTTATTAGTAAGCCAGGTTTCTTGTTCGGATATTTTCATTTTGTTAAATAACTTTGGTAGTCTCATACTCTAGTTTAATTAATAGGTCAATGTAATGCTTTGCTTTTTTTAAATCTTCTATGCCGTTTTTATTTTTATGTCGCATAACATACTTAATAATATTTCCCTCAATAAAAGGAATACTATTTGTGTGTATAAATTCCGTAGGTTGTATTTTATAAATCTTATAATGATCGCCACCTACTTGTCCGTCTTGCGGTGATGCTTTCCACACGTCTTGCATTTGTAAATTATTTTAATGGTTCCGCTTGCTAAAATTTGTCTGCTATGTTTTTGTATATCATCCGATCCACACTCCGGGCATGTGCCTTTATATTGACCAAAGATAACGCCAAAGTGCGTCTTAGCTGGTATGTGATTATTCAAAAGCTTATGTACTTTCTCTAAAAGTATTACGTCCATCTTGCAATATTTAACCATTTTGTCTAAAGCCTTTTGATCGTTATGCAAAGCGATGTCCTTCCATAAATCAAATTCGGTTTTAATCTTTTGTCCGATGCCTAAGTACTGCGCAATATAATTAAGCTTGTTACTATTAAACTTAAACTTACTGCGTGCAACCTTTAGCGTGTCAATCGTTGTATAACTTGGAAACATATCAATACCATGAAACAAACAACGAGTGCGCACCCAGGCAAGGTCAAACTTATCGCCGTTGTGTCCTATTGTTTCGTCGGCGGTGTTTAAAACTTTAATAAATTCAACGAGCATTTTTTTATCGTTCTGCTTACTATCCCAGGTTAACGAGTGCGTTTCTTTTTCGTCCTCCCACTTATAGCAGATGCAAATAATAGCACGCTCTTTGATAATATTTTGCGGCCCGATATTTAATTTAAAACCACTTTGCCAAAAGAAACCGATATTCGCACTGGTTTCAATGTCAAAATATAATCGTTTTCTTTTGGTTGTCATGGTATAAAGTTATTACTTTTTATGAGAAAGTTGGTAACTAAATTCTTTTGGCTTGTCGCCTTCATGTTCGGCGTGCCATAATTGTTGGACGGCTTGAAATAAAGACCATTGTTTTGAGGTATCCATTTCAGTAACCATTTGCCATCCTGGGCCTTGTATTACACCGCCTTTGCCAAAAGTCCTGGTCTTAGCATTAAGCCATAAAATAGCCACGCCGTCAATGTCCGGCAAATTATCGGAGGTCTTTACTGAATTGTTATATAATTCGCGATAAGCTGCTAACTGCAACCAATAGCTATTATAGATGCCGTTGCTTGTCTTGATGTCAAGCACGTAAGTCTTGCCGTCAATAGTACAAACGCGGTCAATAGTGCCGGCAAAGCCTAGGCCACCGCCTATAAAGGTTTGCTCAATTAAGTGATGCTCCGGCTTATGGTTAGTGCTAAATTCTACGTAACGCTCAAACATAGACCATTC